TGGTTGCGATGGCCGCAACGCGAGGCGAGTGGTTCGGCCGAAGTTTCGAGTTTGAGGATCCGTCGATTATCGTCACCCTCACCCAGGCCGGAGACACTCTGACGGTCGATTTCGACGCCCGGCTGCTGTTTCCTGAGCGCTGCGATATCGGAATCGGCGGACTGCTGCTCCGCGATTGCATCGGCGTGAAAGAATTCCGGCTTTTGGCCCGGTAAATGGATCGCGAGTCTATCGCCGCTGATCTGAGGCGCGACGAAGGCTGGCGGGAATCGGCGTATCAAGATCACCTCGGCTACTGGACGATAGGCTACGGGTTCCTGATCGACTGCAGAAAAGGCGGCGCGCTTCCTCGAGAGGTCGGGGATTTCTGGCTGGCTCACAACGTCGGTGTGCTGGAAGAATCTCTACGCGCAGCGTTGCGGAATTGGGATGATTACCCGGACGGTATTCAGCGCGCGCTTGCGAATATGAGCTATCAGATGGGCGTGGGTGGCTTGATGGGATTTCGCAACATGCTAAGTTTAATCGACGAACGGCGTTATCAGGAAGCGGCAGATGAAGCGCTGAACAGTAGATGGGCGCAACAGACGCCGAACCGCGCTCGACGCGTTGCAAAGTGGATCAGGGGAGCATGAAGGACCAAATCAAACGCTTGGTCGCTGGCCAATTCGAAGGCCGTCCGCTTATTGCGGTTGGCGTTGTCTCAGGTGTTGGATTTATCGCCGGTCTCTGGGCCCGCGGGCTGTTCGGGTGATCGAGATTATCGCAAATGCGGCGGAGCGGCTCGGGCTAACCCCGGTGCACGTTGTTGCCGCCGCGCTCGGACTGGCAGTTAGCTGGGGTATGACGCAGGCATGCAAGATGTTCTTTCGCGTTTCTGGCCGCGCCGCGCAGCTAACCGCGTTTGCGCTCGGATTCGCAGCTACGTACACCACAGCGCCTGGTTGGGGCTGGGCCGAATTTTGGCTGGCCGTAGCGGTCGGGCTCACGGCACCGACCGCGTACAAGGCGCTTATTACTGTTGCTCGGTCCCGCGGCTGGGCGTGGGCTGACGCTCTCTCAGGAGACAGAGCAGGCAGGTAGCCGCCGAAAATGACGGCTCGTTGTCGCCAGCCTCCCACCGCTGGTACGTCCGGATGTTGACCCCAGCGAGGTCAGCGGCGGCTTTCTGGCTCAGGCCCGCAGCTTGGCGGGTCTGTTTGAGTTGAGTTGCGAAAATCATCTTTGCAACGCTCCGTTAATTTGATTCAGGAGCTTCATGGCGCTTTCGCTGCCATCTTCAATGTACGTGTAATCGGATCGCACAATGACGAAGCTAACACCGTTGAAATCAGAATTCCGCGCTTCCGCGCTATCCAGAATTTTTCTGATTTCTTGCAATTGTCGATCATTGGCTGTATGTTCTATATAGATATTCACAGTACTTCTTCCGACCGGATTTCAAAGCGTACGTAATTTGAAGACCCGATCATTGTCTGTGTGTGTTCTTCGTGGGTCATCATTTGCCCGAGCGCCTTTTCAGCTTTGCTACCCCAGCCCGTTCCCGGGCCGGAATCGCGCACGAATTCCTCAGCATCTTTGCGCGCCGAAAAAGCGCCGATCGGCGTTGTTTCGAACCGGGTCGGGATGAGCCCGAGGTTGCAGACGGCGTAAACCTTGAAGGACTTCTTCGGCTGCGTTTTTCCGTGCCTTGCGATGTAAGCGGCTCGGCGTGCTTCTTTGCGTTCTTCGTAAGTCATGTCTTACTCCTTGTGTGTTTGGGCAGCCGTTTTGCTACCTTGAAAACCATTCTACGGCAATAATGCCGTAATGTCAAGCCCGAATCAAAGAAAATTGGAATTATTTTCGTGAACACCGTCACAAAATGGGCAAAACGGGCTATCGGGGCGCTTGTGGCGCTCGCTGCGCTGTTTTTCGCCATACAGACTGGCAGACACCGCAAGAAGCAGGAAAAGCGCGTAGAAAAAGCCAGGGCGCTTGAACAGGACAAAACCGCAAGCGTGGAGAAAGCCAAGGCCGCGCAACAGGAGGCCAAAGCCGCCAAACACGCGGCAAACGCGAGTCTGGCCGCTGGCCGGGCGGAAATCGAGAAACTCAAGGACATTACCGATGCGGATTTTGCTGCTCGCGTTGAGCGCTTGTCTGACCGCCTGCGCAACGGTTGATTTTCCCGAGGTCTCGCGGGACCTACGGGACTACCAGGCCAGCGAACCGGCCGACATCGAGCCTATCGAATTGCCCGAGGGCAAGGTCATCGCGGTTGAGGATGAACCCGACATCTACTTCGTCCACGAGTCCTACCTGATCGCGGCGCGGGCGAACACCAAAGCACTTGAAGACACAATCCGCGCGCTACAGGCCACAGAGAGAGAACTAACCGCAATCCTGATCGCCGGACAATCTGCGGAGGCTCAGGCCGAAATCTACCGGGCGCTTTACGTGGATGAGGCTAGGCACTCGCAAATCATCAGGCTGGGCACAATGGGTGCCGCTGGGCTGGTGTTACTGATACTTACCGCCGGAACGCTATAGGGGTGGAGGATGCAAGAATGGATGGCATGGACAGCAACCGGGATCATGACCGCGTTGATCGGAGTCACCGGCTGGATATTGCGGACCGTGGCTAATCTGCCAGCGGACTATGTGCCCCGCACTCAAGTCAACAGCCGCTTCGATCAGCTCAAGGCCGAAATTCATGAGGACATGACGAAGCAGGAGGACCGGACCGAAAAGCGGTTCGATCGGCTGGAGGCGTATCTGGTGCGGATCGAGAGCAAGCTGGACGGGAAGGCGGATAAGTAGATGGCCAGACCAAGCAAGTACAAACCTGAATACTGCGACTTGCTGGTCAAGATGTTGGCAGATGGTGCGTCGCTGACCGAATTCCGGGCCGAAATCGGTGGCGTTTCCCCGCAGACCCTGCATAACTGGAAAGAGCGCCATAAAGAGTTTCTGGAAGCATTTACGCGCGCCGAGACAATGGGAGAGGCGTATTGGGAGCGAAAATTGCGAACCGAGTTGATGCTGGACAACAAAGCGAATGCCCCGCTGGTCAAGCTGTACTTTGCAAATCGCTTCGGTTGGTCCGACAAGCAATCGCAGGAAATAACGGGCAAAGACGGGTCGCCGCTGGGCATAACAGTAAAGTTTGAAGATTAGCCAGCCCAAGTGGGCGCGGGAACTATACAACCCGCACCGCTACAAGATTCTTTACGGCGGGCGGGGTGGCGGCAAATCCTACGCCGTGGCCGATGCCCTGTTGATTCAGGGCGCGATGGAACCGCACCGCGTGCTATGCGCCCGAGAGTTTCAGGCGTCTATCAAGGATTCGGTCCACCGTTTGCTGTGGGACCGAATCGAACAGCTAGGCCTTTCGGGTTGGTACGAGGTCACGCGAGACGCCATCAGCGGCAGGAATGGAACCCTGTTTGTTTTCCGTGGCGTGAGACACAACATCCAGTCGATCAAATCCATGTCCGGCATCACGCGGGTATGGATCGAAGAGGCGCAGAGCGTCACTGAAGAGTCTTGGCGGGTACTGATTCCGACCATTCGCCATCCCGGGTCCGAAATCTGGATGACGCTCAATCCTGCCCGGGAAGAGGATGCGACGAGCCAGCGGTTCTTGGAGAGCTGTCCGGAGGACGCATTCCGGATCAAAGTTGGGTACGCCGAAAACAAGCATTTCCCCGAGGTGCTCGAAGAAGAACGGCTTCGGGACCGTGAACTGCTGGACCCGGCCACCTACGCGCATATCTGGGAGGGCGAGTATCTCGTCAACTCGGATGCACAGGTGTTCGCCCGGAAATGGCGTGTCTCGGAATTCGAGCCCGGTGATTGGGATGGGCCATATCACGGGCTTGACTTTGGCTTCAGCCAGGACCCGACCGCAGCCGTTCGATGCTGGGTGCATGATGATCGGATCTGGATCGAATATGAGACTGGTGGAACACACATCGAGATCGACCAGACCGCCCCCCGGTTGATTGAGGATATTCCGGGAATCGAAAAGTTCGAGCTACTGGCCGATTCCAGCCAGCCGAACATGGTCGAGTACCTGAGACGCCACGGTCTGCCGAGGTGCAAGGGCGTCCACAAGTGGAGCGGGTCGGTTGAGGACGGCATCCGGTTTATCCGCTCATTTCGCGAGGTGGTCATCCA